CTATTGAATTCTATGATATACAAGAAATGACTTTTATCTTTGCTTGAATTAAGACATATCCATCTTTGATATTCCGAAGCTAATCTCTCATGTGCCCAAGTACCGGAATTTTTCCCTCCGTGTTTAGTTCTAATGACATTATTATAACCTTGGGATTCTAATTCTCTCACAAGTTCTTGTGTGCTCTTGCGTCGGAGCCATTCACCGGGAGCCTTTGCCCGGTTGCTTGCCGCCGGGCTAGCCTTGTGGAGCACATTAAGGTTGTATCGGCCATGCTCGTCTTGTATGATCTCGACACCGGCAACAACGAGGGATTGATTCTGACCTGCTAACATGGTAGGATTCTCCTAAGTTTTTTGTTGGTAAAGCGCCGGACTGAAGCCATCCTTCACCGGCGCTTTTTAATTGTACCCAAATGGATAGACCCATACCTATCAAATCTCATGCGGCTATGACCAACTCAGTCTGGTCTTCGTTGCTATCGGATGGCGCTCGATCTGTCACCTCGACGACAATCCCAGTGCGGACATTGCCGTTTACACCTATCTGGTCAAGCTGCAACATCACGGTATCGCCGATCTGAATCTGATACGGGAATCCGGTCACGGTGAGCCGATAGAGGCGTTGCATGGTGTAATTCAGATGAGCGATTCGTACCGCAATGGCTCCGGCCTGGACAGCGTTGTCCATCAGCGTGTTGATCTCGACCGTTTTGGCTGATGACCAATGCGGGAGCCTGGTTATTCCTGGCCCGGTTAGCGGCATCAATTGGTAGCGATACTCGTTTTTGAGAAACGTGTTGACCACGACTGACGAGGCATTGTCCAGGTAGTCCGATTCATTGAACACGGTCCAGGCCCGGTTGTAGCCAACCTTGTATTGAGCGCCAGGCACATGTGGGAGAGGCTGTACGCCGATACCCGATTCCATCATGCCATTGGCCCGCAGGAAGGCGACAGGGATACCGCATTTGAGTTGCCGCACCGTAACCCGGTTGAGGTTATCCATGTGGAGGTTCGCGGCAATCGGCGCCAGCAGCTCGCGGAATGCCTCTTTGACGCTGGTTTCTTCCATGATGTAGATACCCGCGCCGCCCTGTTGGTCAACGAGAAACTCATCTAGGGAGTTGCGGTCAATCATCGCTTCCGGTACTCGCGTCTCTAAGATTGTTTCGATGATGCGCCCTACCTGTGGGTTGCCAAACGGTACCGATGTATGCCCCTGTGCAACCACGGTCAACGGCTTGACTGGTGGGGCTGCGAATTTAAAACACCCTCGACTGAGGTCGGTCATGTAGACGGCTGAATTGACTTGGGCTAATGTCGGGACCCAGAAATTGAGGTTCGCTAGCCCGTGGTCTGCGATGTCGCCGATGGAGGTATGAAGCGCCCCGCCTTCGTGAATCGAGAATATCTGATGAATCGGCCCATCGTGGATTTGGTATGTGAGCCGCACGCTGTCGAGCAGCAAGGGTGAGATGTGGCGGCAAATCCCATAGAGCAGCGGTTTGTACACGCCTGTGAGGTCGCTGGTGCCGTTGTAGCCGCCCGTGGTTCCTGGGTAGGTGCGCGTTTGCATCGAGCGTTCGAGCAGCACGTTTTGATCGCGCAACACAATGCGTAGATTGTTCAGGTCTGCCTCGACCCGTTCTGTTTTGCCGCGGAGCACAACCCGGTACTCGCTAATGTCCTGATCGGACAACCCCACACGCACCGTCACGTCGCGGGTGTCGAATGATTGATTCACCAAATACTCAAACTCGTCATCAGCCAACTGTAGGTCGATGTCCGCGACCCTAGCAATACTCACGCCGCCATAGCCGTAGTCATGGTGATCCAGTGCTGAGTTGAGGTCGCCTAGTTTCGTTAATCCAGGTACCCAAACGTTGGTGCCGTCAAAGGCAAAGCGCCGCCCTTCCTGTACGCGGATCGTCGCGGCCCGCTCTGGTTCCGTGCGGTTGAGCGTGGTGCTAATCACATTGCTGCTATTGACGCTGATCCGGTAGATCGAGACACCGTCGGCTGCAATCATCTCAATATATTCACCGACGAACTGAGCCTGTGCGACGGTAAAATTAGCTGGCTGAGTACCCGACGCAACCCATGACGGTTGTCCTGTCGGACTGGTGACATAGCGGAAAAACCCGCCTTCATCTGTGAATACGAGATACGAGGGAGGTGGCCACCGGGTGATATAGTGATCGGTTTTGTCGGCGAATTGCACAGCCGCAATGCTACGTTGGAGCGCTCCCCCGGCTGTGACATGGAAATGGTGGTAGATGCTGGCCAGGTTCGTCGGCTGTGGCGTAATCGTCGGCGTATGATTGATGATGATCTGGCTGACCTGCGGACGTGCCTCGATGTCTACGAGCAACGACACACGGCGATCAATGCCCAGCTCGCTGAATGTCTGCACAACTTCCGTTGTGATGAATGATCCAGTGTAAAATACACCAGCTTTATAGGCATCGGTTTCAGCCATGTACTACGCCCTAATCTGATCCATGACGCGCCGGATAATCGTCTCAGTCCTGGCGCTACTCGCGGCCTGTCCCCTGGCGATCACAATCAACTCTCGCAACCCTCGCGCCATCTCTGACGTATCACCGCGCACCTGACGCAGATGATCCAGTGAGCTGCGCTCCAACTGTACGCGCTGTAAATCGCGTTCCTCTTGGCGTATCAGCCGGTTTCGTTCCTGTTCCAGCCGGTACCTCTGTTGCTCTTGGAGCCCGCCTAAGATACGTTCGATCTCACCACGGAATGAGAAAAATGCCTCGGTGCCGCCGAACCGCTCGCGGGCAATCCCCCGGTACGTCTCAGCCGCGCTCAATGCCTCGTCGATGTTGCCGCCACGCACCGCGGATAGAAACTGGTCCCGCGCTTCGTTGAACCTGAGATGAGCTGGCAATTCCTCGCCAACCTTCAACTGTTTCAGGTAGGTACCAATCGACTCAATCTGTTGTTTTTGCGCTTCGAGCTGCTGATCAATCGCCTTGATCGCCTCTTCCCGGATGGCCCGCGCTTGCTGCCGGTACGATTTCTCTAGCTCCTTGGTGTTGAGCCGAAGCACGCCAGCGGCATCCATCAGACCACGGAATTGCCCGGTAAGCTCACGCATCCTCTGTGCGGCCTGGCTAACCGGACTGCCAGCCTGTACGAATTGCTGGAACGCATCAGCGATACCTTCGATGGGTGTTCGCGGTCCGCCCCCGATGAGCCGTTGCGCTTCGTCTACGGCTGCTCCACCTAGCGCTAAACGCCGGTACCTGGCGAGTTGTCCGCGAGATATGAGCCCTTTCTTCACCAATTCCTGGAACTCTTCGACTTGTTTCTTGACCTGGCGAACAGCTTCCGCATATGGGTTGGTAATCCCTAATAGTGCAGATGTGAATTGATCACGCAGTTGCATGAGCCGTTCGCGTTCAGCCTTTCGCCTATCTGCTTCGGCCTGCCTGTCAGCCTTGGCCCGTTCGCGTTCAGCCTTTTCTTCTTCCTTTGCCCTATCTCTAATAGCCTGAGCTTGTTTCTGGTAATGCGCCTCGATCACCGATGTATCGACACCAAGAAACACAAGTGCATCGCGGAGGTTTTCAAACTGATCGGTTAACGCCTTGAGTTCCCGTTCGGTGTCGCTCAGGTTCGCACCCTGAGCAACGAAATCCTCGACCATCTGTTGGAACTGGTCGGCTGCTCCGCCCTGCCCGCTGGCTAGGCGCAACGCCTCTTGGTACCGCGCTTGCTCCGACGCTGCCTGCACAAACGCATCGAGGGTAGACTGCGGAATAATCCCTTCCGCAACCAGCTTGGAGAACTCGCGGACCTGAGCAGCCATCGAGAGCATGGCGGCCTGAAATGGGTTGGTAATTGCATACAGCGCGCCTAACACCTGCTCTTGAGCCTGGTGACGAATCGCCGCGGCTTGCTGCTGGTACGCTGCGGTGAGTTGTGCGGTACTCAGTCCCGCCTCAGTCATTTCGTCGCGGAGCTGTATGAATTGCTGTTGTAGCGCGTAGATCGACTGCGAGGCACCAGACATGCCCTGCCGGACGAACGCATCAAGCCGGCCTATCAGCGCATCTGTAGCGCTTGTGGCTCCATCCGTTGCCTGATTGAGCCGTTTAGCCAGCTCTTCACGCTCTAGGGTTTCCAACTCAGCCAGTGCGGTTAGGTCTGCCTCAGCATCGACGGCATTTTTGCGCCGCTCTTCCTGCTCGCGTTCCAGTGCTGCGTATTCCGCTGCCACTGGGTCTTTGATAGCCAGAATACTATCCGTAATGTCCTGGTTGAAATTACTGGTGATCTCGGCTAGCTGGCGTTGCTGTTCTGCGACGATCTCATCTGTTGGGATACCTAGCGTTGTGGCCTGGTCGATAAGTGCTTGGAATTGTTCGTTGATGGCCTTGATTGCCGATGCCGTTTCGGTAATCGGCCCGATGCGGAACTCTTCAATCTGTTTAAGCAGCGCAAGTGCAGCATTCGCACGCTGCTGAATCGTGCCAATACTACCTTTTGTAGCCCCGAATGGACTACCTACCACGTTCTCCGCAATGTCTTGACCTGCAATCGCTGTGATTGCTTGGTAGTATCTCTGTGCGACAAGCTTGGCGATCGCATCATCGTCAGCTTCAGCACGGACAATGTTGCCGTCTGGTATGGCAGTCTTGAAATAGTTGTCAACAATTTCTCTCTGTCGCGTGTCGAGGTGTGATGCGATAGCTCGATCTGTTTCACTGATAAGCGTGAGAGCTGAGGCAATCAGGTCATCTGAGGCAGATGCTTCCTCAAAAACGGTGAGGAAACCGAATGGACTACGTCGGAATGAATCACCGCGTATGTCACCAGGGAGTTGTGCCCCTGTCTGTACACCAAGAGATGACTTTTTCGGACTACTGAACGCACCTGCCTGGATTGCACTCGTAATGCCGCCAACAACAGCACCGGCCACAGCCCCGATAGCCGCCGCTGGTATAGACAAGATGCCCCCGCCGATGACCGCGCCCATTGCAGCACCAGCTGCTGCACCGCCGAGTACGCCACCTGCGATACTCCCAGTTTTGCCACCGAATCTGCCGCCGATTGCTCCGCCTACCTGGCCACCAGCAAAACCGGCCCCAAGAACTGACGCTGCCCCGCCTACGGTACCAATGCCCCCTTGCCCGCCTGGTATCTGTGTGCTGAAGAATCCACCGCCGCGCCGCCCTGTCTCTTTGTTTAGTGGCCCCATCAGGAAGTCAACAGCATCGTCAAATACCGCATCAATCACAAACTTCGACGCCGCCTCAGCCGCGAAGCTGGCGAACAAATCAAGCACATTGTCGAGCATGTCCTTGATGTTGCCTAAGTCGCCCTTAATGCTGTCAGAGATAAGCCCGGAGAGCGTCTCCTGGACATTCTCCTTCATGTTGTCGTAGGTCTTTTGGGCTTCTTCCTGTACCTTTGCAGCTTCGGCTTCTCGCTCTTGCCTGGCTTCGTTCTCCCGGTCAAGGTCTTTTTGTAGCTGCTGGACACGCTGCTTGTCTAGGTCGCTCAAAACTTTTAGGAACGACTTGTAGTTCTTGATCTGCTCTTTGATCTCGGCTTCTTGTTTCTTCCTGGCTTTTTCGGCTTCTTTCTCGCTAGCAACAAGGCTTAATTCGTCCTTGCTCTTTTTGAAGTCGCCCTTCATCTGGTCAATCTTGGCGAGCCATTCCTGCCGTGTTTTCTCAGCAGCCTCACTGGCCTTTTCTTGGCTCGCATCTGGATCAAGAATCGTATCCTTAGCCACGCCATCAGAGCTATCAAGCCCTAGTGTATCGCGGATTTGTTTACTGCTCTGATTGAAATTCTCAGTCAGCTTCTTAGGGTCTGTGATCTGCGTCCAGTCGAGTTTGCCCAGCCCATCAACCATGGACTTCCAGACACTTTCAACCTCACCAGCAGTAACTTCCGCTTCTTGGCTTGCGCCCTTAAATAACTTGCCCCAGCTTAACGTTTCTAATACTTGACGCGTTACTTGCCCGGTCTTACGGAATACGAATGTGGCCTGGTTGACAACCCATGTCAGACCAGCATTGATAGCTTCTAGCGTAATCCTAACGACATGCCCCACACCCTGGAACACAGTCTTAAAATAGGCCCCGATTGCCGTGATTGCAGGTATCCAGTCGTCAAGAAATTTCGTTACTTCTTCTTTACTTGGCAGCATATCTCTGACGCTGATATCACCAAACATGCTACTGAGGAGTTTGTTGAGTTCAGTAGAGGCAAGTACGCCACTGAATACGTCAGCAAGCCCTAGCTTCAGGTCATTGAATCCGCGCTTGAACTTTGCAGGTATCGTGTTGGCTGCATCCTCGGCGAGCCGCCCGTATTCTTTCCGCATCTCCTGCGTCAGAATGAGCATTTCACGCATGCCGATTTTGCCGGCTGATATGCTCTTGAATACTTCTTCCTGTGACAATCCTAGCGATTTACCGAGCAACTGAAATACGGGCACGCCAGCCTCGGCGATGATCTTCAGGTCTTCCAGCTCAGCCTTTCCCTTAGCCATCATCTGAGTAGTCTGTTGTAACAGCGTGCCATACTGCTCTTGCGTCAAGTTATTGGCGCTCGCCACCTCATTGATAGCTGAGAATATCTGCCTGACGCCTTCACCTTCAGCAATGGTACCTTTTGCCGCATTGGCGATCTGCACAAAGCCCTTCGCACCTTCGGCAGTATCAAAGGCTAATCGCCTGGTTTCGGCACTGATGAACGCCATTTCCTTAGCTGCTGCACTGGTGTCGCCTGTGAGTTTGTTGAGCTGCCTCGATGTCGCATCAAGTTGTTGGCTGGCTGTAAACGCACCTCTGCCAAACTGAAACATCTGTTGCGCGAGTGCTACTAATCCAATCCCGGCAATGATGCCCTTAAGCGATCCAAGCGCCCCGCCGAATCCCCCTGCGCTCTTGCTGGCTTTTTCAGCATGCCGTTGTGTCTCTTTCAGCTCGTCATTGAATTTGGAGAGGGATTTTGGTAGGTCTTTTACTGAGTCATTAATGCCATTTAGCGCATCAACAATGGCCTTGCTGGCCTTCTCGCTGGCCTGCGTCGCCTTCTTCAAGTCCGCATCGAACTTGCTAGTAGCGGCCCTAAGTTCTGCAATCAATACTTCTTCGGCCACTACCTAATCCTTATTGCGACGCCCGCCCTGGAAGAAGAAAAATTGGTCTTCCTTGTCCATCGCGTAGTAGGCTTCCTTCGCCATGTGCAGCTTGTAGTGCTCCATCAGGAGTATCTGCACCGCTTCCGGTTTTTCCCACCACTCATCAATCGTTTTGCCGAAGTACCTGGCACACTCAATCTCAAAGTACAGGTCGCTCACTCGCTCCATGGGGTGATGCCATTCCGGCCCTCTGACTTGCTTTGGTGGATGGACTAGGCCGTATGGGACTCTCAGGCTTGCTCTTGCTTTTTTTTAAGCTCTTCAGTGTTCGTAATTGCGGACTGCGTAGATAGCTTGTCTACTTCTGCAACAATCTGCTGTACCTGATCGTAGGTGATGCCCATGTCATGTAGGTACTGTATTGCGTCGTCGATGCTGTACTTATATGCCTGTGCGCTATGCCAGATAACTGTACTGCCATCAAGGAACGGGTCAGCTAATCCATGCACAGCCTTCTCGTAGTTCATCCGCCGCATGAGCCTTGTCAGTTTGCGTGCAACAACTGCATACTCTGGGTCATCATGATTCTGTACGTAGCCAGGTACCCAAACCTGTTGATCTGCATCCCAGACCGCCTCTTTTTCCCATCGCTCAGGGATCGTGATGTACAGCTCCTGGAACTCGGCTTGTATCTGCTCTAGTACCTGGTCTGGAATCGCCCGGATATCCAACTCCACTTCTTGCAGCTCGTCGTCAACCATCATATTCAGCCGGACTTTGCCCTTGCGGTTGAACTTCATCCGGCTGCGGTTGAGCCCTCGAATCGTCTCTTTGACCTGGCGTTCATACACCTTGCTCGACAGCAACTGCTCGTCGGTGTCGCCAATGATGCGCGGCAACGTCTCGTCAGGCGTTAGCAGCCTGTCACTCGTATGATTCACATTCTCAATTAACGGATGCTCAGCCATAGTTTCTCTTTATGATTGGGTGCAGCGACACAGTGCCTCATACGCCTCGCGCATGTGAATTGCCGCCAGTTCAGCGTTGCGTACCTGGGGTGATGTCCAGTCGGTCGCTGGGTTGTGTACGATTTCCGATTCGATGCGTGCGACATGGGTAGCGAGCCACTCCGCGATATGCGGAAGGTCGAGACTTGGCACGACATCTAGGTGCGGCGCGGGAGGTGTATCTAATGCTGGCATCGTCATAGTGATTCCTCTCTATCAGTCGACTGATAGAATTTAGGCGCAAAAATTAGCTTGGTGTCGAGGCGTTACCCGTAGGCCATGCGGTCAACGTGCTGTTGAGAGCGCCCCATATGTGTCCTGTGAAATTCCAGTAGACGAGCTGGCCTTCTTCCGTATGCTCCAGGTTGGTGACCACAAAGCCGCGAGCTTCGGCGTAGAAGTCGGTACCGCTCACCGCATCGCCGCGCGCCGCCGTCTTCTCGACGATGGTGATCATCCGGTCGCGTTGCTGTGCGTCCTGTGGAGCCACGCACGCGATATCCTCATCGTCGCTGTTTTTGCGAGTGCCTAGCGCACTGACGGCAAGCCCCTGCCAGGTATGCGCGCCGATGGTCCACGTACCCTTGCGGCGCGGGTTACCGATGGCGTCAATCAGCTCCAGATACTCCGACATGTGAGCGATGGTGAACGAAATCTCAATCGGCTGGAACGGTACCGAGTCATCCTCGATATACGTAATCGCCTTGTCCGTCATCTTGCCGCCGTCCATCATGATCGCAGTCGTTGGCCGCGGCTCAACAATGGGAATCACCGGGTTGGTGCTGAACTGGAACGCCTCGACGTAGTACGGGGTTGGCGTGGTGCCATCATAGAACCGAAAACGCCTCTGCGGTAATGTTGATCCAGATACAGGCATGATTTGCTCCTATCCAAATACAGAGTGATGCATCAACGAAATTGATATGTTGATCTGACTAACCTGATCCTCGCTCGGCACCTCGATGCGCCTGATCTCTGGACTTGATTCTATGGTTAATGCACCTGCCCATGGCTTACCTACTGTGTCATAGTCGTAAACGGGTATCACAGTGCCCACCTCAAACAGCTCGCGGACGTTGTCTGCCATGGTAGAGAGTGCATAGATATCTCGTCTGTACAGTGCTGGATTCTCGATGCGGAAGCAGTTTAGATTTAAGAAAGACTCTCTATACACTTCCAGCTTCAGCCCTGGTGCATGGTTCACTGGTCTTACAGGCGAGCCTTGTATGATGTCGGCATCGACCCACATCACAGGTAGTGGATCATCGTCATCGCGTTGCTCTCCGACGTAGTAGACAGTCAGACCTAAACCAGTGACGAGATGCGTCTTGATATAGTCATTGACGCTCTTTTCCTGGTTGTCGATCCGTGAACCTGCCTCTAGTGTGGCCATCAGTCAGTACCTTTAAATACTCGGTGCTGGATATCGCGGTTAATCCTAAGCCGAGACTTAGACAATGCGCGCCGCACTGGAGCTGCCGGCCTTTGCGATGGATAGATACCTTTGTTGATATTGATGCCGCCGGGCAATGTCGTTGAGCCTACTGCTACGGTCTTCGGCCCCACACCGGGATAGGTGCCGTACTCGATGGTGGAGGCATATGGGTAGTCATTCCGCAGTTGGTAGCCTCCGACGATTTTGATTGGCCCCTGCCATCCTGCCCTCGATGCACCCGTGTCAATTGGCCATCCCGTGATGATGTCCTCGCGCACCAGTCCGGCTTCTTTACGCATCTCTTCGTCAAAGCGCGCTTCAGCCCGACGCTGGAACCTGTCGATCACAGAACTGAGCGCACCTCTGACGCCCTTGACGACGATATTCAGAGCCATTACGCCGCCGTCCCTGCGAGCAGTTGCATGCGGAATGTCTGCGTCGTGGTGCCACTCACATCAATGGCTAGGTCAGCACCGCCAACTACACCGAATCCCGCCGCTTGGTACTGCATAATTTGTCCGCCAGCTCCTACAGGATGACCGTTGGTGGCGGCAAACATGGCGTATCCGTTGCTTGCACCCTGTACAAACGTCATAGGGTTAGCGCCGAGGTTATGGATACGGAATCCGTAGATCGTCTTGCCGGTCAGGTCGAGCGCGGTCCGGCCCGTTCTGGCCAGTGAGGTTAGGTCTACCGTGAGAGCACCGCCGGACAAGGCAAACAGGCCGCCGTATACGGTATCAATCACAGGCGTTGATCCGTTGTGCAGCGACAGGGAAAGGTCGTCAATGCTGTAGTCGAAAGCCGTATTCTTGACGAATGCGGTTACGTCCTCGAACAGTTTGAGCGACATCATGAGACTTGCGTTTACGGCCATGGCTAGCGCCTCCTACGAGTTAGAATGATGTGTTCGACGCCGTGCTCGTCAGTGGAGACACCGCCCGCCACGACTTCATAGACAAAACTACCGACCCGGATGACATCGCCCGGACTGATATCGGCCTGGTACGAGACTCTCATGGCCCACCGGGTTTCAACGTCGAGAATCCCAGCGGCTGATAGGTCTGTTCTTTCTTTGAGACTTAATGGCCACGACCTGACACGCACCTGCTTTGTTATCGTCGTGTCCTGTTGTAGACCTGTCTCAATATCGAGATCACCTTCAATGCGACGAACAAACGTTGCCTTTTGGCCAAAGAGCCTATCCGCTCTTTGAGCTTGCCTATCTAGCAGGTTAGCAATTCTCGCTCGCGTCACATTCTCACCAATCTGGTAAATGACCGTTGTTGACGGCGTACATAGGGAGACAGCAAATCAGCTACCACCTCGGGCACACGCTTCTGTCCCGACCCTGTGAACTCCATCCGGTAGCTAGGCGTGTTCAGAGTCTTCAGACCATCGGCAATGTCACTGTTTGGATATGGGTTTTCTTGCAGCTCCCACGCCCATTCAACGGTTGCCAGCTCGACAAACTCAGGAATGATGTTCTCTGGTATCGCTGTCCCCGTACTGGCATAAGACAAGCCAGACTGTGGCCACAGCAACACCTGAGCATCATTCACCTTCGCGCCGTTAGGCAAAAAGTGTCGGTCTATCAACCTCGTTGCATGCAAGAGCAACTGAGCTTTGTTGATCTCAGCACTAGTCAGCCACTCACCCATATGCGGCAGCGTCTCGGCAATGGCATTGCTACGCGCTATGGTGACATAGCTATTGCTACTCGCTCCGCCTACTGTCGCATCTAGGGTGATTGACATTATTTATTGAACCTCGGATGAGAGGACCAAAGCTCATGATGATCTGGGTCATAGGACTCAAACGGCAGCTCTTTGCGAGCGTTGCGCCTGTCTGGGTCAATGATGTTCACGGACAGGATGTTGCCTTGCTCATCTTCGATAAAGTCAGGCACGGATGGGACCATCCTGTGCTCAGCATGCTCTGGTTCAGGGGTTTCCATCACATACTGGCCTTCCCCGACCTGCCTGATAACAGACTTATCCAGGTCGGACTGGGTGAACTCATTACCATCTGAGTCAATCCCAATCGCTGGCTCTGCCTCGCCCCATAGCTGGTGTTTCTCAGGATCGTAGTCATCACGGTTGATGATCCACATCTGAGAGTCATCTTTAGGGCTATGGATTGCTACTGTTGGGATTTCTGGCATATGGTTGCCTAATCCTCATAAGTTATTGATTTATAAGGCCTACGTCCAGGCTCGCACAGCCAAATTCGGGTCGAGGACCTTAATACCGCAGAGTGCATCTAGCGCAACGTAGGTTTTCGCCGTCAAACCCACAGACCAGCGGCGAGCACGCAGCGACAACCCGCTGTCCATGTCCGTTGCTACGGCAACTTCAATGCCCGGCAAGCGATCCGGTAGCGGAGCCATGGCCAGCGCGCAGAAATTGCGATGGAATAGGAGTTGCTGCACAGACCCTGCGTCAGTCTGTTTGGTGAAGGTCACCACCGCGCCGTCTGCGTATTCCTGGACTGCCGGAGGGGTGAAAGAGAGAGATGCAGCCGCGCCGTCAGTGAGCGTTACGTTTGCGGTTACTGCGTAGCGTTGCGTATTGCCCGCAATGACAAAGGTGTCGCCTGCCTTGATGGTTTCCGTCCCAGTCCCGCCGTCAATTGCCATCGAGGTAGCGCCCTTGGCCAGCGGATCAGAGTTGACTGCTAGGGCATTGTCGCCAGCGGCCTGACATACGGTACCAGGCACATGAGTTGCGGCGTTCGTCGCGTTCTGGTTGGCGAAGCACTCCACGCCGAAACGGGTACCAAGCCCGCCGCGAAGCAGCGTCTGGTTGTTGCCCTGTCCGGTCACTTGCGCGGAATGGAAGGCTACGCTGTTCTCGAAGTACATCTGTAGCTGGCCGTCAACCATCATGTGAACCATCGTCGGGTCATCAAGCGGCATACCATTGTTGAATGCCACCATCTTGGCACCAGTGATGATGGTGTGATCTGTGGCTGATCCGTAGTCGTAGAGCCAGGGGCAGTTTTTGTACTCCGCGACAAGATATTGATCAATCTTGTTCGCGATAGCGTATGCCGCTGGCATGATATGCTCAGTGACTACCTGCTCGCCGGTATAAGCAAGCTCAACATCCGTGAGTGCAAACCGCACACCTGGGTTTTTGTTGAGCGTGATATCTACCGTTTCGGTGTTGAGGTCTTGGTCATTGGCAATCGGGTCTTCGGCGATGAAGGTGCTGGGCTTGCGGATAGAAATGGTCTGCCCGACATTGACAGAACGCCGCTCAGACTCAAAGCCGCGGTGAACACGCGCAGCCATGCCGAGGGCGTTTTTGAGGTGAATCAGGGCTTCGTTTGCGTAGAAAATAGGATTGTAGTTGCCGAGGCTGTTCGCCATTGAGGTGCTCTCCGGGCTGTACTAGCCCTTTAGCCTATACACGACCACCGCGATAGGTGATGAATATAAGCTAGAGACCACCTCTAGCTGAGGAATGCTATTCTACTGTGTGAGGCTTGCTGGGTTACTGGCCGCCAGATTACCCAGGTAGGATTTGCAGTTCTTGACCTGCCTTTTTCGCCTGTTCTTTTAGGCGAATATATGTGCTGTGACCCTGTGGCCCTTGCAGTTGCGATTCCCTGACTTGGTACGCTCCATTTGTACCGTTGGTCTGGTGTGATGAACCGCTACCGCTAGACTCTAAGGCCAGCCATGGATGCTCTCTTAATAATCCCTTTGCGTGCTCTGACATACTGAGCGGGTTTCCATCTGATCCGGTCGCTGTGACCTTCTCGCGGCCCCCGTTGATCCATTCGATTGGGACTGGATTCCAGCTTTCCGTATCGAGTTCCCACTTCTCAGACTCAGTGCTCAATACAAAGGGTAATTTTTTAGGGTCTGCGCCTGCACTTAGTAGCTCTTGGCGCAACTTATCCTGAATCATAACATTTTTGTGGCGACCCAACAAGTCATTGTAATCTGACTGTGATTTTTCAACTTGAGCCTTGAGTTGTTCGATCTGCCGTTCGGCTTCACTGACGCGCCGCTGATACTTCTTTTCGGCGGCTTCTTCGAACTTCTTCTCCGCGATGAGCCGCTGCTGTTCAGCTTCGTCTGCATCCTGTCTCGACTTAGCAATCGTCTCTAGGTACTCATCGCTGATATCACCACCGAGGCGTTCCCTAATGGCGTCAAGTTGCTTCTGCAACTCTTCCCGCTGCTGGCGCTCTTTGTCTCGGCCTGACAGGATACGGTTGAACTCATCGAGCGGTTTGGAGTACGGATCACCGCCTTCAAGTTGAAGAATCCATTTGCCATCGCGTTCGACATAATCTTCGCGGTACTGTTCCGGTATATCGTCCTGTGAATCATAGGCCCTACGAGGTGGCATCTACTAAATCCTTCTTCTTGAGTACAAATGTGACGACAATCTCGCCGTCCACTGGATCAACCGACATCTTGAGGTAGTCCTCTGTGTCGGCATGCAACTTCGCCAATCCGTCGTTGTATTCGTGCAACATGTGCTCTTGGTGCTCTTTGTAGGCAGCCAGGCACAGCTTGTAGAGCGCTGTCTCCGTGATTGGATATTCTCTGATGTCCATCACACCTCCGTCATTCTATCAATCGACTGATAGAATTTTATGGCAAATTAAAATAGCCCCTTTTGCGAATACGGTATGCTATCCACTATATACTCAAGCGCGATGCAAGTATTTCTCAGGATATCAATGACTTGTGGATCAACTTGGTTTCTTTCCTGGAATACCCTCAAGCTCTTACCGTAATCGAAAGAGCCTGACCGCATAGATGCTGCCCGCCAGTCGCATACCATCTCGATCAGATCAATGAGCGTCATGCCGTTCAACCCATTCGGGAAGTGCTCAACATGATGCCTATTGTGTTCGGTATGATGTTCCCATGCTGGTCCTAGCCTATCGCCATGTGCCTTATGCTCTGGTGTCCCATACTCGAACTTTTTGAATCCTGGTACAATCTCTGCGTAGGCATCGAGTTCGCCAGGGCTAATCTTGCTCCGATCATGGGTCAGCATACGAATCATGAGTTGATGTTGAACCGCAGCCATCGCTTCCATCAACCATTGAATATGCTGGATATAATCTTTGTAGTGCTCGATATAGTCATCTTTAGATGGGTTGAAATCGCTCATGCTGGAATCCTATCAATCAACTCTTCGATCATACCCTGTACCTTGCTACGCCCCGCTTTATGCTTGCTGTGAGCCATCTGATACTCTTCTAGGATGTCGCATAGTGCCTCTTTAATGTCACCATAGAGGTGATCGCATATCTTCGATATGGCCTTCTGAGACTCCATGACATTGTGTTCGTCATTGTCGATCACATCAAATCTATTTTGTAACAGCAGCGATGCTCGCAACTTCAGTGCTGTATCAGGGCTTCCGTCATAGCATAGATTGATTTCGTCTCGGTGTATCACGATGCTCTCGCCTTCCTGCGCTCAATTTCCCGAAGCGTCAACGGCCTGCCCTTCTGTGTCACCATGTCTCCCAGGTCAACGCCATCTAGCCAAAGCTTACGCCGCGCTGGCCCTAGCACTTCAGTCTGCACCTCTGCTGACTGCCGTCGTAGCCACTGGCTGTACATCTCATCATCTGGCGGATCAGGACTGAGCAGCGTCCTCTGGTCATCTGTGAGGCTATTCAGTGCGTCGGCCACTTCATCGTCACCCATGCGACCTATTTCCCTTGGTGCTCGCGTCATCGGGTAGAGCTGCGATCTTTCTCCAAAGTGCCATGGCATCGGCCCAGGGAATTTTATTTGCACGGGCGAGTCTGGCAATGGCTGTCCGTTGCTCAAATTCCACATGCCACGGCTCCGGCTTCGGCATATCGGGCTGACCCTGTTGTCTAGCTTCGTGATACATATCACCCCTCGGAACAAATGCGAGTTTCTACCCATCATCTCAACTCTGAGCTGATTCACAGCATGATTGTAGCCAGTTCGCACCACAGCATTAGCTTCACGCGCTACGATGTCCGACACATCTTGCAACCTCTTGACCATCTGGCTTAGCGTTTCATCCTGTGCAAATGCCTGCCTCAATGCCCCTGTGTATCGCCTGTGATGGCTCGCCGCTTCCCGTTCGAAGAATCCGCGCAACCGTTCGGCATCCGTCGCGTTGGCCGATATCACTCGGTTATCAATGATATCGCGTATCACATCAGGCCCCACCTTGCCATTCATCAACCGCCTAGCGACTGTTTTCGCCACGCCTAGACCTGACGCAATGGCATCGGGTATAATCCGCAATTCATCCATCAACACGGCAATGAGCCGCCTACGCTGGCCCTTGTACATCTCGCGGTATCGGTCGCGGATGATCCCCTGAGCATCCACAATGACACGCTCAAGTCTATCCTGCCCCGCACCTCTGCCGACTGCCGTAGGGTCACGCCGCGCTAGCCTGGCTACCAGGTCGTCCGTGAGCCCCTGTATCGCCATGGCCATACGCGCCTCGTCACCCGCAGCAAGGCGCAGCAACTCAATGTCGCGGCGGGTCAATTCGTCGGCTATGCGCTGGGCTAGGTTGTCAGGCATTTACCAATTTATCCAGTCCATGGTACTGTGCTGCATACCATAAATCGGAGATATCACCCAAATACATTTCTGTGTTCTCCAACACTCTGGGTGATGTGGGGCACAATACGTGTTTTACTTTGCCGTCTATCTCTGGCGTTTTTATCCTCATCATGTATCCTGGTGATTTTAGCATCTCCCACTCTTGAAATATCAGTCCTGCATTAGATATCTCTGCTTTAATTGATGCGATCTGTTCTTCTGTAGTCATACATGCATCCTTAGAAGGTATATACTAAACTGTTAGTAAGCCTGATTTTCTCTATTGTGATGCGCTGAATATAAAGCCCTGGGTCTTTGTAGTCCCGTATTGCAGGAGGTGTGAACCTAATCTCAGTAACCAAGTCGTTATACTGATTAACTATATCTGTGATTACATAGGTTTGTGTCTCTCCGTCAATATGCAGCGTGTCGCCAGGGGTAGCCTTGTATATGCCCCCTATCACGATACGATCAGTGCCGTTTTTAAGCTCCATAATGTCCCCCTAAAACCCCTGTTGATGCGTGCCACACCTCACACAGTGATACCCATCCGTAGACACCGCAAACAACGCGCACCCGCAATTACACTGCCAATACGGCGCCGGCATGACTGGATCAAGCACGCCGAACATGAGGTGACAATTCGGGCACTCTACGAAGTCTTCACCCACGGGCACGACTGCCGCGAATTGACACTGACACACGATACACGTAGCCATGCCAGATAGCCACTTCCCCGGCCTGTGATCGTCAAGCCTGGTGATCTCTGCCACTATGCCGCTTCTTCCTCTGTTTCTTCGTCCTCTGGCTCATCAACTGGATCATCTTCTGGCTCATCATCCGGTTCGTCACCAAATGGGATGCGCGCCGGCGCCTGTGCCTCAATCAACGCCTGCTCCTGCTCAAAGGTGCGATCATCCGGTACCATCTCACCCTGTTGGAAATTCCAGAACAGTGTTTCCTGGCTAATTCCGCCGCTTTGCCATGCCGCCACAAGCGCTTGAATTTCCTGTGCCGACAGCTTCGATACATCGAAATCGGTATTCAGCACCAGCGAGTAGCGATCATCTGCCACATTCTCCGTCTCGCCATTCCACCAGTGATGCATGCGAATCAGGTTCGTCAACCCCTTGGATATCAGCATGGTCATCGACTTGAGCGAGCCAAGCTCACCGCTGTGGCGCAACTGCACCGCCCCTAGTGTCTCTACGATGCTAGGACGTTCCTCAAGCAGTCTCGCGCCGAGCGTCGCCATCTCTTTTTTATCGGTGTCCATCGCCCGGTCATGAGTCTCTAACCCGCTGCCTGTAAACTCCAAATAGTACGCCTTGGCTTCCGGTTCAGGCAACACCCACGCAGCAAGCGACCCTACACGCAACTCACCTTCGTAGTTGCTACCAGTCAGCACAGCCGTAGGCAACGCCGTCATGTACATGCCGTGCTCATAGTCCGCACTGTGCCGGTAGTAGGCATAGTTCGTGTCTACCAGGTCATCAAGCGGCCCCTTGGAGACATCCATCGTCAACGAATCCGAGTTGAATGGCTGAAATGGGATAAAGTCAAGTGTCCTGCCCCTCCGTGTCGGCGTGTAGCTCTCTAGCAGATCAAACGACACCTCTTTCGTGTCATCCCCGGACAACTGATGCACCTGCACCTGATACACACCCGAATCATCGAGAAAGCACACGCGATACCGGGTTACTGCCTCGCTCTCAAACATGTCTGTTGGTACATCCACATCTTCTTTGAGTACCAACCAGCTTATTCACCCCGTTAATCCTGCTCACACGCCAGTTGACGATGCTCTCTGTCGGATACCCCGACCAGTACGGACGCATCAAATCACTGTCCCAGTCAACCAACACACCATAGCGGCCTATGAGCTGCACGTCAGCTGTCACCGTCTCGGCAATTAGTCCGAGAGGTATGCCAGTCAACGTAATGTCAGCCATGTGCTGCTCAAAGACAGTCGATACAGTCAGCACCGGCTCTTTCTGGAATACTGACCCTACCAGACCTTTTACCGTCCGCGCGGTCGCCCCGTACCATTTGGCATGCTGGATATACCGCGTATAGTCATCGTCTTCAAACCCCGACGGTTTGGTCAGGTACAGGGTGCCTTGTGCCTTGACGGTATCTTCGCCGCCGAACGCGTCACGGTTCTTAGTCCACCGTGCGAGCTTCGCCACATAACTTCTGTGTTGGGTATCAACTGGCATCTTATAGCTTCACTCCACGTTTTACTGGACCGTGTATACCTGCTAATAGCTTTAATTTAACGGCATCAAAGAGATGGTCTTCACTCGACTTGTCAACGGCATCAGGGTCTTTAGGGTCTCTTGGCAAAATAGGTATTGTACGCCTTAGATGCACGCATGTGTTGAAGATGAAAAGTCCTGGATGCTCCATTGGGTGACTCAACGATGCCTTTAGTCGTTGATCAAGCAACTGTGCGCCTGTAACCCGACTTCCCTTACCTTTGCTAGGCCTCGTCCACAAAACCCGTTCGTTGGCCATTTGCTTAGCCATGGATACGCCACGATCCACATTAAACATGGGGTCATCTGCCGGTCCTGGCTGCGGCTTGCGGACGATCAATCCCCACTTCAGCATATCTTCTTCGTGCTTCTTTACTCGCCTAGCGATCTCTACCGGGTCTAAACCCAAGCCAACGTTGGGCTTCCAGTTCACATCATTCATGTCACCTGCACAGCCGTAGTCCTCATTGATCACAAAGATTGTTCCTGCTGGCCATGACCGCCCATCTTCCAGCGATTCGCCATTGCTCTCGGCGTACCACATCGTGGCGAATGGGTGACTCGATCCCCAGTCAAAGCTCCGATCCACACGCCAATTACTGGGAATATTGAACGGCTCGATAAAATGAACCGATTCCTTCCACACATCGCTAAAACGGCCACCCGCTACGATGTCCCATGAGTCTTCTAACCAGGCCTTACGCTGTGCTTCGTTGATGATCGACTCAGCAAGTCTCAAGTGATAGTCAGGATCAGACTCCACAAACTGTTTATTCTCTACCCACTGCATCGGGATTCTTGCCCTACGCCTACCTGGTTCACCATAAGCTTTAAATGGTTCCTTGCCAAGTACAAAGCGGTGTTTTATCCATGTATGCCCAGGTCCATAGCTGTTGGTTGTTGACCTGACCATCAAAGGTACTGTAGAGAATGCACTGGGTTTCCTCGAACAACTTAGCATAGCTTCGTATGGCTCTGAAGCCCCCCAATTTGAGAGTTCCTCGAACCCCAAAAATGGTATCGAATGCCCGTGGTGGTGATAATAACTGCTAAGATTCTCAAGGTGGCGATACATTAACTTCTCACCATCCTCAAAGCTCCATTCATGTTCAGATTTATTATATCTAGCACCAGGGAAGATTCTCGGTATCCAGAATAAGCTTCTGTCTATTAAATCCTTGAGCTGTGGGTACGTGAGCCTAAAGATGACACCGCGCCAATCGTGACCATGACCCTTGCCAACATGCCTTAGATACGAATGCAGAAGAGCATCAGTCTTGCCCCCACCACGGTTGCCATGCGCTAAGACTTCCCACACGGGACAACGCAGGAAGTCTAACTGACCTCCCCAATTTGGCCGCCATATAACCTCAGTCTGTGGGGATTCCGCTGTCGCTATCATCTTTCTTCCGTCTTGCTACCATCGCATCCCACTCGTCTTCATCCAATACACCAGGTACCTCGATGGCTCCAAATGTGTGTTTGTGTTCGTGCTCAGACTTTTCACCATAGCCACGATCCCTCCCTAAGCAACTCAACACGTACTTAATGGCACCAAGGTCCCCTTCTGCCACTTTCTCATCTAGTCCGTACTCTGCTCTATCAACCCGTCTACCTCTATGTGCAGCAAGACATTCTTGGATTTTTGGATATCGGTCAGCATAGTTGTAGATGGTCTGAGGACTGCATTTCAATCGGTCAGCCGACATGTATATCATCCCGCGTGTTGAATCAAGGGCCTGGCATATCTGTTCGACTGTGTATTTCAGCTTTGCCCCTGGATTCTTCGCCCTTGCCATCTCGTCACCTATTCAGTTGGCTCATCAGCCCAAGGAATTGTCTTGTCTAGCCCACGATACAGCATCTCAACATCCTGATTGAGCTGCTTGGCGATCCGGTCTATCAGCTCTTGATCATCATCTGATGGATTGCCGTCACTGCCGAGCGGGTTTCCATCATGTATCTTGATTCGCATGTCCATTTCGCCACCCATGCTAGTGCCAACCCTCAAAAGCATCTGGCTCTAAATACCAAGGTACTTCTTCACCTTTAGCGTCGTATGACGGCTTGATGACCTTGAAGAAATACTCCCAGTCTTGTTCTTCCGGTACCTTGTTCACGATGACCCTATCGCCGTCTTTGATGTGTTCGTGCTTCATTACACTTCCTATATAGGTCGGCCATAACAATCGCGTGCTACTGACTGAATGCCGTCGCTCAGACCTTGAGCATATTGAGCAACCAAGAGGTCGTAAATCAGGGCAATCGTGCCTTCTTCCATCTTTACGATTTCCCAGAACGCAAATTCATGGTCTCTCTCCATGCCGGTTTCTCGACACAGGTCAAAGACCGCATCCATTTTGGCCCTACTTCCCTCAAGGTCGTATCGCATCATCACCTACCCACGTTCACGTAGCCGTCAGGATAAGTCTCACATGCTTCAAGATACCGTTCTAACCACGGAATGAATTGTTCGTAGGTTCCCCAACCATTCTTTGCACTCAGCTTCTCATATTTGGCGGGGTCTGCCTTCATCTTCGCAATCCCATCTCGAAGTAATGGGATAAGTTCTGAGGCTTTCACGATGCCTATCTCTTCCGGCCTCCATACTGCGCTATAAATCCCTGATTCTTCAGCCATTTGGTTTAAGTTGTGTGTTATATTGGCTGAGAATAATTCATTGTTACGGTCGTAATCATCCCCGTTGCCAGATTCATTCTTGTATGATTCATCTCTGTATATAGATACCCAAAGGCTCATATCATCACCTATCCACAAAGCCGCACATTCTCATACAGCACCCACAGCGGATGCATGCCGCCTTCAATCGTCATCTGCTTGCCTATCGCATAGTGACCTTCTGGTACGTGCTGATTCTGCCGTAGCTTCACAAAGCACCTGTAGCCAAACTGCGATAGCTGTTCATCTACGTCAATGTAGTCCGCATGGTTGATATGGATCACCGGCGTATCCATCATTGATTGGCGACCCTCCGCGCCTCAGTGAAATACAGCCGTGCCTGTGCCAAGCTGTTCAGCCCGCCCCATACATACTGACAGGCTGGCACTAGCATTAACATACGCTCGGCAAATGCGAGAAATTCAGCTTCAATCTGCTGGTCTTCGTCTGGGATGTCGTCATACCGAAACCCCGCGAACTGCTCACGGATTGCCTCGGCGAATGCCGGGTCATCTAGGCCAACGTCCCATGTTCGGTCTGCCATGCCTATGCCTCATCTAGCCAAAGATCAACAATGTACTGCGGCGCATCCTCACACCTGGTAATCATCATCTCGCCCACGGTCTTGCCCTCTGGCGTCGCAGCCCGAATCACATGCTGCGTGTAGTCCTGCCAGGCCGCAAACTCGCTCGGTATGTTTTGGCGTAGGTCATCGTCGGTAATGGTGATGCTCACGTCTGATGGCTCGCCGGAGTAGTAGCGGCGCATCGCTTCACTCATCCTTGATGATCCCTATGCGGACCTTGGCACGATAGTCTTTCTCTCTCCACAGGTTCACCTCCTCGGATCGCGCGCAAGGTTCTGATGCCTCTTGTATTGCCATCTCAATTCTGGCCAAATCATCATCATCAATGTGCGATATCCACCGTAACGCACAGTCAGATACGCCCGCGTAGAGGCACCTCTGCCGAAACTGCCTGGCTAGGGTCACTAACCTAAATAATTCATACTGTTGATCACGCTTGAGACAGTGCCGCGAGAACCATATGCGCTCGCGTGTTGCGTTGTCTCTGCCCCTGCCGTTTCCCATGTTACCCATGCCGCCGTGTGCTTTCCATGGCACGCAACGCCACGTGTCAGGCATAGTGTGTTCACCCTCATAGCCACACAGCGCAATTCTTAGTAGAGGGTTGTCTCCATTGGCCACGGCCCATTCCCTAACCTCTGCACTAATCCCTGCGGTATCTGTGCTATACACGTCAGCCCGTTCAGCCATGTCATACGGCGGGTCCAAGAATACGCCAGTCAGCCCATGTTTATGAGTCACAGAAGGGCCTAATACCCTCATCCAATCGCCACAACAGACCCGTACACGCTTGAGCCTGTCTGAAAGCGCACCCATCCATTCTGTGAGACTCTGGAGCTGCCGACAAACACCCTTGCCCGCGTTGCCTAAGTGCGGGAGCCGCCGAGAAACACCCTTGCCCGCGTCGCCTAAGTGCGGGAGCCGCCGAGAAACACCCTTGCCCGCGTTGCCTAAGTGCGGGAGCCGCCGAGAAACACCCTTGCCCGCGTCGCCTAAGTGCGGGAGCTGCCGAGAAACACCCTGGCCCGCGTCGCCTAAGTGCGGGAGCTGCCGAGAAACACCCTGGCCCGCGTCGCCTAGCTGTGTGAAAATCCCATCTATGCTATGCCATGCCCCTTCACCTGAGCAGAACCCGCTGCCAATCCAAGACGAAATGCCCCACAGCCACCAGCCTGCAATCTTCGCATCGTAGTAGTCAGGATCACCCATTAGACGCAGGGGCAATTCCTCTTTATGCTTCAGTAGCCACAAGTGACGGGCGTGGAGATCGCATTCATTCACTGGCCAGTCTGCGTAGTGTGCTACCTGTTCGGGATCGCTCTGTATCGCTCGCCATGCGTTGCAGATATATGCGTCTTTATCGTTAACGGTCTCGACCCTTGGATCGTGCGGCCTACCCAAGAGTACCGCAAGGGACCCAGCGAACGGCTCGACATAATTGTGTACGTCGCCAAAAGCTTCCCACACGAGATGAGCAACTCTACTCTTACCCCCAAACCATGGGAATGGAGCCTTCAGCTTAGGTGTTGCGGCATAGGTCATCACCTAATCACAATCTCCTTGACACGTTCCACATCAATGCGGATTGGCGCATGCCCCCGGTCGATCACATCTACATCGTCCAGGTCGTAAACCAGCGTCACTTGCTCTCCCAAGTCAGATTCAAGTTGCTTCCCATCGCGCACCCGTAAGGCGCTCATGCGCCAATAGGTTGTGCCCTTCTTGGCCTGCACCTCGTACACCTTGACGGCTTCGCGCTTGTCACCTGGGATGCGGTACGATTCGAGGCGCCCATCACATTTACCAATCAGTGAGTTATCGCTTAGGTTCCTGCTAAACTCCCCGGTAATGGGCTTGTCACAGCCGTAGAGTATCCACTCATCAGGAGGCGATGCCACATCGTCGGGATGCACCTCCCAGGTCACGGACACCCTGAGGCTGTACGGCTGGGCGAGCGCCAAGGCTGCCGAGCCGAAAAACAGAACTAAGGCATAGGCTACTAAGTATTTCATGCTAATTATTTGCCCCTAAGCCCGATAACCATTGGGTCTATCACCACAGTAAAATGCCTGCACTTGCAAACTTGGCAACGCCTATAGACTTCGCCTTGCCCAGCATCAGGAAGTGACTCAACTGGCCCTAGATTCGATTCGTCTTTGCAGCATTCATTCATGGTTATGCCAGTGTGAAAATGTCGCCGCGAACGCCGACCGCTGCGTCGTCAAATTTAATGTCGAAGGTTTCACCAGCTTCCAACGTTAGAGCGCCAGCGCGGCTCCATTTGGAAATAAGCGGGTCTGCTGGTGATGTTGGCGTGTCATTGTAGAATACGACATGGGTAAACGGCCCTACGCTGCCACCACTTGCAGCCACCTGTACAGATACTCCGCTAACCGTGACAGTTCCACCGCTGCGCGTTCCGTTGTTCGTTGTCGCTATTGGTCCCGTATAGCCGTTACCTGTGCTGATTTCAGCCACATCAGCCTTTACCTCGTTGGTGGCAAGGTTGATCGTTGCATTGCTCAGGTAGACGTTGCAGACGTTGCAATCTGTACCTGGATCTGTCCCGATTAGATCATGTACGCCGCTCGCCAAGTCTTCAACAAAGTTCTCAAATTTCTCATAAGCTGCCATGTTCAGCCCCTATGGTACTCGGTGCAAGTTATCAACTCGAATCACAATCTCAAATTTACCTGCCCTGATACCGTGCCCGTCATCAGGGTCCCATGTCCATTCAACCAGTGCGATATGCTCTTCGATCTCAGCAGTACCTATCATTGGGTTGTCGTCTGGTTGCACGTACCAGGTCGCAACGCCCCCGCTAGTAATGGCCACATTGTTTGTACCTGATTTGTCTAGTCCTAGTATATCTTGTCCATCACGGCTATTGATAATGGAGTCGCTCTCCACATCATAGAGCGTTATCGTGGCAGTCTCTAATGCAGCATTTTGTACGGCGACATCACCAGCGTCTTGGAAGGCCCATGATATTTCGGCTGATGTCCCCTCTGGGAATGTGAACGGTAGCGATGTCTGCGTTGCCATATTCTACTCCGCTCTGATGTTGCCAAGTATCGCACTGATTGCACCTGGTGATACGATTGGACTTCTTGCCTGCACATTAAAAGCTGATGCCTTCGCTACTATCCCATTGATACGGATAATCCCAGGGACAGTCGTCAAAGAAAAGTAAAGTATAGCATCAATACCGGATAAGTTATAGTTGCCAACATCTAACACCGAAGTATAGGAAGCCAACTGAGAAGCATTAGACCCGCTAACAGCATATTGACCAGACTCGGATAGTAGGTGCAACGATCTAACTATGCTGCTATCTACCCCTAAAACGTTGTAACTGCCTGATTGTAGATGATGAAGGTATGCCGCCGCTAGCGTAATATCATCAGCAGATATGAAATATGATCCAGGCACCTGAACCATTTTGATGCCATTGTGTACTTGCAATCCTGCGAGACTATATACCCCAGGGGATGCTATCGCGAGGTAAGAGGCAGGCAGTGATGCTACAGTTCCAGTCAGTTGATAACTGCCTGATGATGAGGGGATAGAAATATTTCGGGTCATGCCTGATCCAGTGAGAGCATATGCACCTGACTCAGCTATAAGCCTATATGCACCTACGATAGATGCAGGGTTGCCAGCAGTCGCATAGGCCCCAGGCTCAACAATGAGCACTTCTATGCCTATGTCGGTCAGTGTGGCGGCTATCCCAGTAATGCCATATGTGCCATATGAGGCAGAAACAAGAGCTTGTAGAATCAATTGGATATCAGCACCATTGATCACATAAGCACTTGCTCCCTGGCTAATCTCTATGCCATATGAAGCAGTCGCCCCGCTGACCGATAGCGTACCCATGCTCAGAGGCATAGACAGTGCCAGCGCAACATCATCCCCAACCAATAGGTAGACGCCTGTGTCACAGGCCAATGACTGAGGTTCCCCACCTATTACAGCATTGAGACCGGATACAAGATATGATCCAGCGGCCACAGACTCAAGGTATGCGACCAATAAGGATGATGGTGAGCCTGAAATACTATATGCAGATGAGCCTAGAGCTAGTCCAGTCCCAAAAGATAGAGATTGCCCATTGACTGATATTGACCCTGGTTCAGCAGTTGCAAGATAGGCTGAGAGTAGACCAGATGACTGCCCTGTGATTTGGTATTGACTGCTCGACAGGATCGGCGATATTGCATGCTGTATGGATGCCCCTGATACAGAGAGTGATCCGGGATGAATATGCACACCGTGTCCAGGTGAAATGTCATTTCCTGCCGTTGCATATTGTCCACTTGACATAGGAGAGGATATTGACGGTTCAACAGGTCCACCCGATATGTTGAATGATCCAGGAACAGCGGTAGTTATGTATCCGGCGCTTAAAATGGATGCCTGTCCTGACATTGCATAGTTACCAATGGGCATGTTGACGGCCAGGGATGGACTGATAGCATCACCTGCGACTGATATCGAGCCTGCCTGCTCATTGACTCCTATCTGATGGGATTCCGACACACCAGAGAGGCTATAAGTACCGGCGTCGAGAGTCTCAGAGTAGGCGTTACCGCCTACTCCGGCCCATATGGCTCGCCGCTTGAGCACCAATGGAGCATAAGGCATGCTGGAGAGCAACCGCACCTCGGAAGGCTTGAGCACGCGGTTATAGACTGCCACGTCGTCAACAATGCCGTTGGCAGGTTCGAGCCCGCCGCGGGCAATCCAGAGCGCGGTTGTGCCTAAATAATCAGATGTAGCTGTGCCCTGAGCAACGAGCACGCCGTTGCGGTATATACGGCGGTCGTTTGTAGATGCATCGTAGGTGCCGCAGACGTGTACCATGCGGGTGGTATCGGTGAATGTCGCTACTGAATCCATCTCGTCAAACCAGAAACCGAATCGCAGGACATTGGTGTTGATATACCCAATATGTAGCGAGGTGTAATTCTCAAAGAAATTTCCGCTGTAAGAGCCGAACAGAAGGCATGTGGTATTAACACTCTCGCGCTTGGCACGCAATGAGATGCTAAATGATCGACTGGCTAGTGTGATGCCAGTCCCGACTGTTACATAGTTATTGCTGTTCGCCGAGCGGATGCCTTTACCAATGTCCGTTGTCTGCCATGTAGGATTGCCAACAAAAGACCCCGTGTTGCGTCCACCGCTAAAGTCGGGTATCCGCTGCCGCAGGTTGGGTGTGAGGCTCAATGGCCAATAACCGGACAGGCTATCCCATAGAGCGGGATACTCTGCATCAGATTTGCGCTTAGCATATCCGGCTATCTGGCTAGGGTTAGCAATCGTAGGCATCAGGATATCGTTTCAGTAATGGGCCAGAGCTGCACGGACATTTGGGCTGCTGATGTGGCGAGGGCGACATTCAAACTGTTGCGAACGACGACAATTCCGTAGCGTGCGAGCACCGGGAATCTGCCAATATCGCCGATGTGCGTGTCGCTATCGGCAGAAAATACAACGGCCCCCAAGCGCAGAAACTGCCCGCCTATCTGCTCGTCTGCGTCACCCGCAGCCCCGCCGTAGCCTGTGTATGCTCCATCCGAACCGCTCAGATTGCCGGGGTTGTTGTTTGCCGCAGTGCCATCATCGGAGAAAGCGAGGAAAATTTCTGCACTCAGACCCGCCGTTGGCGCGGATGCGGGCACGATAGCCGCGCGACAGAACCACCACTCAGGGCAAGATGATCCACCCGCAAAAAAATCAAACTTGGCCGATTGGCGATATGCCCCCGACGCAATGCCGCCCAAATCAAGCTGGTGCGTGCGTGTGCCAGTAAGCCCGGTACCCGCCGTAGGATTATAGTCAGTGCTGTCGGCCAAGATGATCGGCGTGCCAAATGAGATAACTCTAGTTGCCACATCTCACCTCACAGCAGATCGGATGCGAGCGCATCAACCGACTCGTTTATTGCCGTCTGGATACTTGCGTCACTAGCGCTTAGGATAGCGCCCTGAGTCGCTGCGGCATTGGACGCAATCACAATGCCGAACATTTGGCGCACTGTGGCCTCGTAGGAGCCAAGCAGAAGCTTTACCCATTTTATGCGCTTATCGTGTGCCCCTGCTGTTTGGTCCCATGGCGGAACTGTATCATCACCGTCAATGATGACTGACGACGCAATCAAGCATGCAACACCTACCTTCTCCCTGAGTGCCTGAGCACCTGCCACGTTGTCAGTCAGGATTGCGTTGAGTTCTGCAAATGTCGCCATCAGTTGACCCCCTCGACTTTCAGGTTGCTAGGCGGTTTTGGCTTCGTCGTGCTGACTTGTCGCGTGATCTGTACCATCGTGTCATTCATCTCGACGATGTGGTAGATGTACTCGCTGCCACCGTTCTTGACCCACAACTGACCGTCATCGACGAATTGGTTGTTACCCGATGTCATGATCACATCAATATTCGGCTTGTTCGATTCAAGCTGCTGTTGCATGTAGGCAAACCGGCGAAAATTGCCGTTGAGCACAACAGCCGCCCACCTGTCGCCCGCGGCCTTGAGCGTCTCACGGAACCAGCCAGAGGGAAACATGTCAGCACGAGCCGCCATGTCGTTGATGATCACCAGTCGCATCGGGCCGATGTCCACGCTGTAATACGCCTCGTTCTCACGGTCAGACGTCTCATTGTTGAACCAGTTAGCGTAAACGGTGTATGTCCGGTTGTCGTGGTTGCCCATCGCCGTGTAGACGGGTACTTGGCTGAGCAGAGGCTGTCCGCGTGTCACGAATTGCAGATAGTCCGCGTTGGTACTCTTGTTGCTGATATCACCGGATATCACCACGAACTGAGGCTGGTGTTTGGTGATCGAAGCCCATGCAACCTTGGCGTTTCCAGGGGCGAATGCATTGGGGTTGCTGGTCACCGCGAATCGCCATAGCGCCATCGGCGTTGCGGTCGCCAGCTCGCGTTCGCCCCCATCTCCAATGCCGTACTTGTAGGTGACGCCAGAGCACAGTTGCTGCAACTCTACCTCATGGATGATCACCTTGATGTCGCCGTCCGATGTCGGAGCAGAGACAGTCACCCGGCTCATAGCAACAACCTGATCCTTTCCGGGTATCCAGTAGGTCAGCGGCTGTGGCTGCGTCTCCGAGTCAACCCACATCACTACCGCAGAGTCATACCCTACACGTTGGAGCCATGGGCCAGCCGTTACCCTGGCCCAGGCCGGAGAGGTTACTATAAGCAATAGCAAGGTAACGTATTTACTCATAGGAGTACCTCTCACTTATCTCGCGCATGGAGTAAATCTAGGCTTGGGCTTCGATGTATAGTTCTCAGGAATATAGACATTATTGATGTCTGCTTCAAAATCTACCTGCCCGAATGTCTCAACGTTAATCCGAAGAATGGCAGCCGTGCCATTGCTCATTTTCTGTACTGAGTTTCTACGCCAGAACCTGACCATACGTGCTAGGCTGACAATGCCACCGTTGCGGTAGCTCTGTCGTATGGCCCAAATCTGCCACCATGTGCTTTTAGCTTTGATGTAGTGCTTGTATATCTGACCATTATTAAATGTCTGTCCTAGATATGTTCCGTCAGCAATCAGCTCTGTATCCCACTCAGATGGTGTCTTGCTACTGTTCTCAACGATATAGTTCTCGTATCGGTCTGTACCGCCTTCTTTCCAGTTCACATTGATCTTTGGACCGACCCACCAATCACCTGTACCGGATGCTGTCACATTATAATTGGCTCGAACCCAGAAACTTGGATGAATCGAATCAACATCATGATGATCGTATTTGACTTGGATACCAGTATCCCAGCCACCACTGGCAGTATCTACCTGAGCTAGTAGTGTTGGGTTATCTAGGCTGTCACCATTGAAGTCTCGAAACATTGTCCCTGGGAATCCATCGGTCACCCATGAATCAGAGTCATAATAGGTATGTTCCATGAGACCTGTAGTTGTCGATGTCTCAGCATATGCGGAAACCGCATAGATGCATGTCAGTAATAGTATATAAATAGTGCGTCTCATTTATTTGCCTGCCTCCACTGCACCATTGTTCCAGGCATGTACTGCGCCATATACGTCTGGATACATGCTTGTGTAGGCTGAGCAAACAAGACACATAACAGATATGTTATTGTTATCCCTACCACCATCCTGAATTATAGAGCCCTCGCCATAGCAATACGGGCAATAACGATTTAGTGTCTCTTCCATGCGTCTCCTAGTAGCCTAAAATGATTTTCGCTTTGCCAACTGTAACCGGGATCGACGGCGTGTTGACGTACTGTGCAAGCTCTGACCCATCGGCATTCTGCACACGTACAGAGATGGTATCGCCTGCATCCATGTCGGTACCCATGCCGGCTTCGATCTGATTGTTAGATGTAAATATCAAAGGGATAGCATTTCTTGGGTCATCAATGAACTTGCTGCTGGTAGAAAAGGTTCTGCCATCGAGAGACAGGTCGTTGGTGATCGGTTCCTCATTGCTGCGGTATGGGTTATTGACGAAACAGATTGGTTCACCAATGCAGTTGTCGGTGACCGGAAACCAATCGCCGCATGTGGGATCACAGTGCTGGTAGTACGGTGCGAGGTTGACAGTAGCTTTCTGCGTATCCACATTGTCGCCAGCCAGGGAAAAGCGCAGAGTGAATTTGCCAGATGAGTAAATCTCAGGCGCTACGTTCTCAGCTTCGAGCGGGTCTTCTCCATCGTCGCGGAAGGTGTTATAGAACCTGAATCCATGCTGAACAATGTTGATACTAGGCGTCTCGCCTGGGAATTCATGTGCTCCGATATCGGTAAATGCCCCGACCGGCCTGGTAATGCCTAGATAGTCGGTTGTGAGCCGCGATAGGTTGGTCCCCCGGTTGATGGCATTCGATCCTTCTGTGAGTTCCATCGTGCCACACTGTAGGGCCATCGGCGCATCAAAGTTATTGTCGCCCAGATCACTAAAACAGTCAGTAGCAGGCGTGCAGTCAGCCAGCAACTTGTAATTATCATCCTGTATCGTGGCAACAACTTGGTCTGTGCAGTCTGTATGAGAGCACTCAAAGGCGTTATGGGTAAATGATGCATCCCATTTCGTGTCAACGGGAATATCTGCGAGTTTGGTGTATCCATTCTCAATGCTCGCAATATTGTTTTGGAAAAACAGGTTCCCGCCTACAGTAGTCCCTCGATCTTGGAACCAACACAGCTCATACGGATTATGGCACGTATTACCCAACACATAATTGCTCTTGCCTACCTGAGATGTTGCTGTGCCAGTGTCCCAGACAAAGCAGAACTCTATGTTTTCACACCTATTGTTACTGATGATATTTTGGTCGTGGTACTGTCCGGCTGGAACCCCAGTAAACATGATGCCTCTGAATCCGACACCCTGATCATCGTAGTGCGGCGCATCAGAGTCATAAATAAGATTGCTATCCACTAGGTTGCCATAGGTGCAGTCATGCATGTCGATACCGATGCCTAACCCAATTGTTCCTCCACCTATGTTGTATATCCCGTTGCCTTGGATGGTCCCTCTAGGCTGCCCGTCTGGTGTCGCGCAATTGTATACCCTAATGGCAGTTGCAGACCCAGACCCTTCGTAGCATCCATCGCCAATAGAATCGCATTCCTCAAACACTGGATATGTGCCGATATCATGTATTTGGTTGCCTACCACATCGCCTTGGCCAAGATCATATGACCATTCGATACCGACATTGCCGACGAATGACACATCGTTATTGAGGAATTTGTAGTTTGCGACGCCATTAGCATATTGGGTCTTGATACCGCGTGAACGAGCCCACGACAGGTTTAGGCCATCGACGATGATATCTTGGCTGATAGACGGATCAACCGTAATGATATCGTCGCGGTACCGTGTGATGTTGAATGATCCGGTACCATCCGGGTTGGCACGGAATGTGAGCCCGTCAACGTCTTCGGCTTCCATCTTGATCGCGGCCTGGTTGAACGGGATTCGGAAATAGGTTGCGGCGGCAGGACTGGAATCGTCAGAGAGGTGCGCGCAAACTTGTTTCGTGTCTGGGTTGTAGGTCATCCAACCAGCGGCTAAGTCTTCAGTGCATGTTCGCCTTGTCTGTACCAAATTGAGCCGCTGCTCTTCGCCGGACCCGATCTTATACCATGCCGTGAATGGGTGATAGTCGGTCGTGCCGCAATTGCTCGATTGGCATTCAAACACGTTGCTGGTGCCGAGTTCTACCCAGGTTTCGCCTGATAAGTCCAGCGTGCCATCGAGTACAACATGATGACCTGTGGCGTTCTGCACGATAACGCCTGAGCAATCAGAGTCAGGTCCTAAGTTGATTGGTTGGTCGTACTCGCCGGTATACCATGAGCCATCACTTTGAGGTGTAGCGTTGCCTTTCATGTGGATGATGTCACCGGCTGTCATACCGAAACAGTCAGCCACTTCCATCGCATACTGTAGGCTGTTCCATGGCCCGTTTGCACCGCATGTCTCCGTGGTCCCATCGCCAGACGTCTCACAACTGGTATCAATGTAGCGATCACCGCCTGCTACGGGCGATTGTGCTTCCTCGTTCTTTTTGCAGACGCAGATTTGATCGGCCCGAGTGATGGCGCATGTGTTCTCAACCCCTCGCGTACAGCTTGCCGTTGCGTTGTCGTAGCTGGTGACACACACCCGGCCATGGGTAGCGCATAGGTCATTGCAGCTTGTGTCGTTCAGCGTGACGCTGAACTCGCATGATAGCGCATCGTCAGAGCACAACTTGTAGTCTGGTGCCGATCCAAACAGGTCCGCACAGCTAGAGGATTCAGGCGTTACGCCCTCTGACTCATAGGCCCCGATGTCTGGTGACAGGTCACGAATGAGCCCGTCAATGTCTGTCTCGGTGTATAGCTCGCACTGAAACTGCGTGCCTGCACTGATGAGCGGTGATGATTTGGCAGGCCGGTAATTGCTGGCTGCCGGACTGATCCACTCAGGGATGGCGATCACGTTGTTGGTGCTCTCTGTGAGGCAACCGGGCAAGGCCGCCCCCGACCATGAGTTGTTGCTGGCCTCAGAGAATCGGTTTGGGCAATCGTTACCATCGACCATGGTGCCGAGGGTTTGCCGAATGACGTTGTTGAGAAACCGAATATTGCTAGGGTTGACCGTGGTGATACCGTCCGCCGTCCCTACCTGTGTCGCTCGCATGTCGATACTGCGCTCGACAAATCCGTCAATCGTGTTGTGGGCAAATAGCGAATTGTTGAACTCGACCCAGTCCTTGACGCCATCGGCCCCGGCATTGGCATTGCCCATCCCGAAGTTGAAGCAAGCCTTGCTCGACAGCACTGTATAGCATAAATTGTTGGTAACAATGTGGTTGCCGTCATGAATCACGACTGCGGCATCAGTAAATGTCGGATTGGGGTTGACGATCTTGTTGCGGGTAAAGATGCCATTGTTGCCACGGCGAAATATAATACCGCTGGTTTCCTTAAACGTGTTGTCCGATATCTCAACGCCTGATGCACCGACTGCGATCACGTCCTGCTGTGGCGCGTTCGGCGTGTCGCGGATGAACGTATTGCGCCGCACCTTGATACGGGCGTCGTAGTCCGTCTTGCCGAATCCCAGGCGCATCCATTTGTTATTTTGCACCAAGGCTGAAACAGTGCGATTAGAGAATGTCGAGTCTTCAATGGTGACTTCTCTTGGATATCCTCGGTCGGCTTGCCCGTAGACGTAGATGCCAACTGCACTACCCTGGTTCTGATTGTAGGTGTCAAACTGGATATTTCGGAGCGTGATACCCCTCGTCGGCCTGGGTCCGATGAGCTCCATAATGGGGATGGGTACACCCGGTCCCGACACGCTGGCAATTTGGATGTCCTCGACAACGACATCCTGAGCGCCGTCCAGGGTGATGAGCGAACCTCCACCCGCACCGTTGCTGACGAGTGCCCCGAAGCTGGTTTGCCCAGTCCATCGCAACCCTGAGATAGTCCAGTAGCGAGCCTGTACACTCAGCTCAAGCGCACCCTGCCCGCTGAATATGGCGGCATAGGGTGTCGCGGCCTTGAGCGTAATCCGGTTATTCTCCGCGCCGTCGCTGGTGATCGGGATGGTAACCGTACCCCAATTGGTATAGGTGCCATTGGTGATCTCAATAATGTCGCCATCTTGAGCAGCATTGATGGCGTTTTGTAGCGCAGCTTTGGTGGCTACCGTCACAGTCGCAGACCAGGCATTTTGGCACAATATCAGCAGCAATATCAGTATCAGCATTATGTACCTAGTCATAGAAAATCACCGACTGTCCTAGCAGATAGTTGTTGTCACCTGGCGTTGGCGGGTCTGGGTCTGGCGGCGTGCCACAGATGCCCGCTTGTGTCGTTGGGCTAACAGTCGCCTGGTGATTCGCACCAAATGCGATCTTCACATCATCGAACATGATCGTGTAATTCTTGTTGTCTGACGATAGTCCGACTTTCGCACCGTGGTAGATGCCCCACTTGACCAGGCATGCAGGTTGGTTGCTCTGTGAGGTGATGCTGTTGGTTATGATCATCTGCTGCACGCCGTTGTACCAGAACTGAAATACACCAGTAGCATTGATGGCGCGCTTCCATCGCAAAGCGAAATTGTTCCATGTGCCCCGTTGAATCGGCCCCATGTCAATAATCGTGTCTTGTCTTGGCAGGCCTGCCAATGTGCGGCGCTTGCCGATCCTCCACTGGCCATTCGTGTGCATACGCAAATCAAAATCAGTGCCATCGTTAGGCGCGCAAATGCCCTGTGTCACAATGAGAGACTCGGTGATGTTGGCCGGGAAGTTTGCCGGTACCCAGATACGCCAGCCCAGCCAATACTCTTCTTGGTCATCAGGCCGGATCGTCTTGTCGTCTGGAATCAGTTCTGCTCTGTGTTTGAAAGGAAAGCATCCCAGCGGATCAGTACAGTTCTGACCTGCTGCGTCTCTCCAGTTGTTGGTGCAAATGCCATTATCATCGCCCATGATGTTCACGACTTGGAGCACATTATTTCCTCCATCACATGCGTCTGTCGTCTGGCTAAACGAGTTATACGCTGCGCCAGGTGTGGCATAGCACCCGCCTTGTTTGTCATAGAGCTCATCTGCTGTGACAGTCCCGCCGCCCACGCCGCCCGTTTGGGCAAACCCGTCCCATGACTCGCTGTGTACGAGCCCGGCCTGAGCAAACGCCTGCGATACGCTTAGTAGCAGCAATATGCTAATCAGTAAAAGCCTTAAGCCCATACTCAATTTGAAATCCTGTGAATAGCTGATCATCCAGTGCGTTACCCGCGCCTGAGTCATCTGCTGTGGTACCGGCTGCGTCTACTTGCATGCGTAACCATAGGTGCTTTTTACCTGCACCAGTGCAGTTGCTGAGTGGTACGTTGCCGTTTGTCCCGGTAACTACCATGTCATGTTGCACAATGGCTGCATTATCTAGGTCGATATCCATTGCCCCTGGGTCTGGATTCTGCCCGGCAGTTTCAGCCGCCCACGATGCCCCGGCGTTCGCGCCTAGTGACTCAACACAGTAGCCTGTCCAATCGGTATGGATATCACCGGCTGGGTCTGCCTCTTTCGTATGCAAGAATGACCATACCTTGAGATTGGTGCCGTCCCATCTGTCGGGCATAGGAATATTGAGGTAGATTGTCGAGGTGTCTGCATCATCACATGTGATTGATACAGGGACAACCAGCACGTTGACGACATCATTGAAGTTATACTCGCAGAGCGTGCCGTCTACGCCAAATGCCCCTGCTCCGAGTGTAATGGTCTTTATTTCGCGTGGTATCGCTGGCGTGTTCGTGGTGCCGTATCCTGTCACGGCGTCAACCACCATGCCCTGAGCATCATCGTAAATGCGTAGCGCGTTGGTGCCCGACCCCTTGAATACGGCGGCCCCGGCTGTGCCATCGAGCCCGCTCACGACTTTGTTGAGCGTAAAGCAGCTGTTGGCGTCCGTACACCCACCGCCCGATCCCGGCCCCCCGATGGCGACAATACTGGTACCCGTGCCCTTGTACCAAATGTTATCATCGCAGTCTAAACAGACCTGTTTAAAGCCTATGGATTGAGCGCAACTGTTTTGGCACGGAGGATAAAAGCCCTCATTTATCGAGTCGATAGTCCCCACAAATTCGAGCTTTTGCCCGTCCCCTATGCTGATATTTCCGCTGACACTACCACCTCCACCGCCGCCCGCCTCGTAAATCCACCGTCCACCTGCTCGGTGAAACGTGTAAATCCGGTTGACGCCATTCATCACGACATTAGACCCGTCCGGCGTGCTGATCTGGTTGGCCCCGGTCCCGTGAGTGATCGTTACGCTGTCAGTAGCGTCAGCCATGCGGATTTTTACAATAGCGCCGTCGAATGTGCATCCTGTGATAGAGCTGAGGCTGTCGCTGGTACCGGATTCGGGTTGCAACACGATCTTGGCAGGATGCGCGGACCGGAGGGAGTGAGCCATTTGGCCGTCTACCGTGATGGGAGATGGCTCGGAGAGTAGATCACCGATCATGCTAGGGAGCAAAAATTGCGAGCATTGAATACTGATAGCGTCACTACTGACGGTGCCGTTTTGCCACGTCTGTTGCTGCTTTAACTGTCCATAACTCGCTGTAGACATAAGCAGAAGGATCAACAGGACGATGCATAGACGGCGCATGGGGATGCCTCTGTATCTGTAATGGGTAGGCTTTACTGATGCAACATATCTGTACCTATGATGATTTTAGGTTATTATTGAGTAGGATTCAAATATATCAATTATCAACTAGTGCATCGTAGCGAGGAATACATAGTTGTACAGATACATATATACACAAGACTATAGATATAGGGCAATTATAATCTCTGTGATGTTATATCTGGCTATGTCTATAGTAGGGATTGCTCATGCTGTCACATATTATGTGACAAAATCAGGTAATGACTCCAATACCTGCACGCAGGCTCAAACACTCGCCACGGCAAAGCTCACCATCGCTGCCGGTGTCGGATGCCTGTCAAGTGGGGACACCGTTATCATTGGCGCAGGCACGTATGATGAGAACATGATTTTGTCGCCTCCCAGCGGGTCACCCGGAAGTCCGACGACAATTATGTCAGATACGGGAGCCACGGTTATTATACAGCCAACATCATTTCCCGCAGGCGACGCATCTTTTTTCCATCGTATCCTCATATTCCCGAATGGAACTCATCATGTCACCGTAAGCGGCTTGGAAATCGACGGGACTAGCCTTCCGGCAGACGGTTTGCATTCTGTGACACTCATCCATACGAATGACGATAGCCACGACCTGATATTTGAGAATATGAACCTACATGATTCGAGGGGCGATGCCATTCATATGATGCCGAGTTCGTATGGGAATACGGTAAGAAATAGCAATATGTATGATGTTGGTGCTAGCGTAGCAGACACCTCTCCGGCTCACTGTATATACATGCGTGGCCCGACATTGGAGGAGGTTCCAATTGACAGCCCGACATTATCAAATACACCTGGTAACCTCGTAGAGGGAAATACATTTACAGGACCATCTGATGATATATGCCTGATGCAGCGTGGAGATCAGGTCAATAACGTTATTAGAAAAAACCGTTTTTTTAGCGGCGATGTCCCAATCATGATTGGAAATACCTCGCAGAATACACTATTCTACAACAACATTATTGCGAACAACGAGAATTGCATCAGACTCGAACCGTCTTCTACAGGCAAAGTTTACAACAACACGTTCTATAACTCAGGAAATACCGATGCATTCAAATGTTTTCCAAATATAGGACAAGCAAATTTAGGATCAACACCTGCTCAGCATGTCCGCAACAATATTTTCTACATTACTCAGCTCAATGGGACAATCCCGGCAGATAATTTTGTAGGTGATCCCTCTTTTACGGATGCCGGAAATCTTGATTTTACGTTGCAAGCATCGTCCGCAGCGATAGACTATGGCACTACGTTGTCGGAGGTTCCAGATGATTTCATAGGGACATCCAGATCAAAAGGTGCCGCATATGATGCTGGAGCCTATGAGTATGCTGGTACGCCAGAGATTGGCGAGGTTGGTATCAGTGATACGCATTGCCCAAACTGGGCGGCGACCAAGGCAAACACCAGCGGTCGAACGATATCTACCAACAATACGACAATTGATTACGAGGAAATCACTGGGCAGATGTTCGTGAACGCGGAGAATGTGACATTCGACTGCGTCAGAATCAATGCTCAGAACAACCTGTATGGCCTGAGCTGCCTGACGAGCAACTGCGCCGGGTTGTTGATAGAAGACAGCGAAATACTCGACGGGACATCTGCCAGCCTAATCCTGCGAGGGACTGCAAATAATCGCGCCATTACCAGGCGCTCTCATATCCGCGGCGACGAAAACGACGCGATGAAAATCCGCGGGCATGCCGAGTTGATTGATTCGTTCGTTGAGGTAGAAGCTACGCCTGGCAGCCACAATGATGCAATACAGATTGAGTCTGGTGTCAATATCGATATTCGAGGGAATACAATAGCTGGTCCGCTAAATGAGCAAACATCGGCCATCATTGCCAAATCGGATTTCGGGATCATCAACAATCTGAGGCTGGAGAACAACACGTTTAGCGGTGGAACTCACACAATCTACTCGGTAAACGGCGGATTCGGCGTACCAACCAATGTCATTGTCGCCAACAATGTCTGGGTCAAAGATTCATGGAAATTCAGCCCCGTTTCATTTGAAACGAATGCGTCTCACTGCCTGGAATGGTACGGCAACACGAACAGTGATGGAACGGTCAGGGGCGTCCCTACCTCATCAAGCCCCCAGGGTGAATGTGCCATAGGTGTGTTCGAGCCGTTAGGAGGCAGCACCCCGCAGAATGCTCCGGTTACGTTTACGCCTGCCCCAGGTACCTATGCGACAACGGTTACCGTATCGATGAGCACGCCGACCGCTGGCGCAACCATCTACTACACCACAGACGGCAGCACCCCGGACGCAACGGATACAGCCTATAGCACACCTGTTGTGCTGAGCGCCACGACAACGCTAAAGGCCATCGCCATCAAGGCGGGTAATGACGATAGCGTGGTGACGACTGGGACTTACACCATTGCGGCTAGCGGGTGTACCTATTGAGGTTTACTCAATTACTCATAGATAGTTTCCCTAGTGCATTCCTCCAGGTCCATCATTGTAGACCTATGTTTATAGACAACGCGGTCCCACACATCATTAGACAATCCAGCTTTTTTAAGCTGCATTTTGCATTTCTCAACGCGGAGTAAAAATGCAAGGTGTGATTTGAGTTCGGACATGCTGAGCAGACTCAACAATCCTCGTGGTAGCTTGTGAATGTCCATCGGATTATCATCTCACATCAGGATGTGTTTACTGATTACCACACCCTTTTTCGCTTGATGAAGTGATACTGGCTCCTCAATACATCGAGCAGGCTTTGGTCTTTAACGTCGTCGAACCACTCTGCTATCGTTAGCGCAATCCATATAATACAGCAGACTGCTAGGCCAACTGCCAGGAGGACAATCACGACCATCCACCATTCCGGCGATTCCATAGGAGGACATGCAGGATTACCAGGTCCCCATTGATGCTGCATAGGCGGCGGCATTATTGGCGTCATAGCATCAAGTCCGCCAAATCGCAGAGCACAAGATAAACTTCGCCATACCCGTTTGAGTGAGCCTCTTGGTAGGCGTAGAGCCATGCCTTTTCGGCCTTTGGGTGACCTTCTAGCCCTACGTCTCTCAGCATGGCATCTTTGATGCGGTTCATGTCGTCGCGTTCTTGTGCCCAGTAATGATTTACCGCTTCGCGATACTGATCTTTGGAATACCCTGAATCCTCGAAATACTTACGGTTTGGCCTCGTTCTCGGCTTGCTCTCAATCTCTGCCAAGACTGACTCCCATGTGAAACGATTCTCCCTATTAATCTGGCCACTTACCAAACAAAACACGGTATATGCAAAGAGTCATTGCTACGAGGACTGCGCCAACAGACATAGCTAATATTGGTGCAATAAACAACATCCACGGAACGCCAGGATAAAATATCTTGACTACTGATATTGCTATGTAGCAAGTTATGAGGACCGAGAGCAATATCTTGCTATATTCGACTAATGTCATTACCATGTGCTCATGCCTTCCTCCTAGCAGATTTGCCGAATCTGTCTTTGAAAAAATCGACTATACATATCACAGTGTAGCTAGCTGCTCCTAGACAGCACACAGCAACAAATCCAATCCATACGAATATAAATCCTGAGAAAGCAAGGGCTTGCCATGGGATGTCCCATCCTGTCATCCATTTGACTATGAGCAGAACAGCGGGGATGATGACAGACAGACCCGCTGTAAAGAACATGATGTCCACGTCTTCATTTGGCGTTGTCATAGCCAAAAACCGTCCATGCCGTTAATCAGTGTAACATCACGTAACACGACGCATTGTCCATTTGCATGCGGCGAGCGCTTGCACCAGCCCGAGGGTTTATGCCAGATGTCCACCGAGGGTTTATGCCAGATGTCCACCTCGACCACCGCATCACAACCCAAATCACGGGCTTTGTCAGCAAATACACCCATCACTTCACGGTCACCCTCGCATGTGTTCCGCGATAGGTCAATCTGTCCTACTGTGTCATAGGTTCCTGGAGGCAATCCTGCCTTGGTGACGAACACTTGCTTACTGTGCGCGGGCAGTTCCATCACCGGCTTGGCTGATACCCGGTCTGAGATATTCCATACACTGTGCACCCCACACCCTGCCACCATTGACGCTAATACTGCAATTGCTGCTAGTCTCATACGCTTCTCCCTGCGTCGTTAAACATATACCCTATCTGCCATGTTCCCCAGGGGTGCAGTTTGGGACATGTTTACTCATTTCATTTCTTCTCCATCTTCTCGATGTGACTATCAACCAAACGATTAATCTCATCCAGTATGGACTTGCCTTCTTCCTCAGAGAGGAATAGGTTGCCAGCCGTCCATAAGGAAGCACCATTATGAACTACGTTTTTACTGTGAGACACTTCTATGTGATAACCAAAGTCTCTGCCATCGAGGATGTATATGTTTAAGTTGTTAATCTTCATCCTTCACCTCATTCCTGATCAGTGCATCTCGTATGCAATAATCTAAACAGTCACGCATCCTGACAGCTTGTTCAAGCGTGCAGTTCAATTCAACGTCCAAGCATCTATCATAGAGATACACATATGGCTGATTTCGTGCCATGTTCCAAGTCACCTGGTACCTGGAAATGTCAGATGGTTCATCTAGTTCATCCATCACCTTTCACCTCATTGATGATCTGATCACTCCAAGCCTGGAACTCGTCGAGCGTCATTCCCGGCATATCGTCGCCATATGGTTCGTCTACCAGTTCCCACGGTGCGTGGGTGAACTCGTTTGCTTCTTCCTGGTGATTGATGAATCGCTGTATTGTATCCCTAACAACTTGGTGCGCTCTGTCTATCAATAGGCTCATAGCGTCCGGTCCCACTAGGTACTCAGGCCCCAGGTACTCACGGATACGCCGTTCTATGCTGGCTGCGTCTACCCCTGTCAGTTCGGCTACACGGTGAAGCATGGGACTATTCAGGATATAGATGATGGCGGGTCTAATGCCATCGCTACCGAGCAACCCCGATATACCAGCGAAACGCCCATATTCCATACAGACGGAGCCAAAGCAAACCACATCGCCATTGGTTCCTTCAGTGAACTGAATCGCATTGATACCCCATAACACCACAATGGATCGCTCTTCTTCTAGTGTCAGTTCTGTGTGCACTTCGCATCCTCCCGCATCTTCGCTGCCTTAACCGCACACTCGCTACGTCCCCACCGACCTAATGGCGATGGACAATACTTCTGCCCCGACCGACGCACTTCAAACGGCTTGCCGCACACTCGGCATGATGGCGGCCCGCCGCGCTTGCGGTCGAAATGCCGCTTCATCACTGCCCTGGACTTGCACCTGCTCTCTTTCTCCAACCCAATGGGAGGGCAGTATTTACGCCGCTTATCGTAGGTGAAAAATATTGTTCCACATTCCTTGCAGGTTTTCTGTGTCATTCCATTCATGCCGCAGCCTCGGTTTCGTGTATACCAGAGATGCTCAGAGCTTTGATGATATTCATTAGCGTGTTCCGATGGATGCCTAAACGTTTAGCCGCCTGCGTCTTGTTCCAGTAGCATTCTCTCAAGCATTTGATAATATAGCGCTTCGTGAATTCCTCTGTAGCATCCTTGAGTGTGCTATTCTCCAGGCAGCAATCCATCTCTCCCAGCAACTCCCGCGGCAGATGACCCTCATCAATCATCCCCTCGCGCCGAATCACGACCATGCGCTCGACGATGTTCTCCAACTGCCGGACATTGCCAGGCCAGTCGTAGTCTTTGAGGATGGACATCGCAGCATCAGTGAATCCCTCGACATTCCGGCCAAATCGTGTGTTGAAATGCTGTACGAAGTGATTGACGAGTAGCGGGATATCCGAGCGTCTCTCAGCTAGTGTCGGCAAGTGTATGGGTATCACACTGATGCGGTAGTATAAGTCTTCACGGAACGCGCCCCTGGATACCAGTCCCAGCATATCCTCATTCGCCGCTGCGATCACCCGTACATCGACCGGGATGGTACGCCTGCCACCGATGCGTTCAATCTCACGCTCTTGCAGCACACGCAGCAACTTAGCCTGTAAGTCGAGCCGCATGCTACCAATCTCATCGAGGAATAATGTCCCACCATTGGCCTGTTCAAACTTACCGATCTGCTGGTTGTACGCCCCGGTAAATGACCCGCGTTCATGCCCGAACAGTATACTCTCAATCAGGTCCGCCGATATCGCCGCGCAGTTGATGGCGACGAATGCTTTTCGCCCGCTCAGCCTGTGGATATTCTGGGCGACCAGCTCTTTGCCTGTACCGCTTGCGCCTGAGATGAGCACCGTGCTATCGGTGTCGGCTACGCTATGCACGATGTCATTGATCTGGCGCATGATGCTACTCTTGCCGATAATCCCGTTCAGCTCTGGCATATTCGATAGGCTCCGTTTCGTTGATCTCTGGCGTAAAAATCCCCTGGCAGCGTAAACAAACCCTGCCATCTTGCGTGATTACATATCGCGGGTCAATGCCATGCTCGCTACTGGCCCCGTACCAATGGGTGAGAGCCGTGCATTCTAGGCATCTCATGTGCGTCTTAAATGGCTGATTGCACCACAGGCAGATGCCTTCGTTTAGGTTCGTTCGCGGCGGTGGTTTCCGCTTCGCCACGACGACACCCTTTTTGCGTGCCCGTTCACGCTCGGACTTGAGCTTCTTCTTTTCCCTGCACTCTGCACAGCTCCTATACCCTGCGCTCGCTGGTTCGTCGCAGTTATAGCATATCTTGTGATGGGCCTTGTTCAGCCTGATTTGTCTGCGTGTTTCGTTGCAATCTTCACACCGGATGCTGTTGAGCGCTGGCTGTGCAGTGTTGCAGTCGCGGCATGGCCTCATGCTTAGTCCCGCCAGCCCTCGGTATTCAGCCTCTCGGCTATGGCTGCGAATCGGTCATTCACCGAGTTGTTCATCGTGACAAACCCGTTTTGTACCGCGTCGTTCAACTCGATCTGCTTATTCAGTGCGCGCTGAAACTCGTCTATCTTCTGGCTCAACTGACCCATGCGGACGAAACAAGCACAGATCCAGAATGCCAGGAACGCGAACACGAATAGGATCAAGCCTATCTCTAACCCTGTCATTATTTTCTCCTCGATATCCTGGCTGCCCTGTCCCTGCGATCCAACTCCAGCAATTGATCTATTGTCTGCTTATGACCAATCTTGCCGAATCCATACCTATCACCATCATCATCTATATATGTCCTCGGATGCGATGCCTGTATAATGCCTCCTGCCAGACAAACAATGGCTGAGATAATCACTAACAACACAGACATCAATAGAAACCCTTCAACCCCTGGTGGCATATCTATCATCTATGACCCCCTTTCCCTGGTGTGTATTGCCCTTCGATATAGATGTTGAATCCTAGATAGGTTAGCAGTGAGTCATAGTAGCGTTTACAGTCTTCAAACGAACCTTGGAATAGTGTATTGATCTCGTCATGATTCTCTGCAAATACAACACTACTAGTTCCGACTCTGTGGTCAAGAATTACCTGATTGTACCTATCGAGGTTGACGAGATTGCCCGATGAATCCCTAATCCATGTTGACATGACTGATCCTCACTCTGCGCTCTAGGCTATTGATACGCTTTGTTAGCCTATCAAGCCTGATATGTAAAGTGATAATCAGGTAGCACGCCGCAGACATGATGACGAACACTACCGCGTTTCTCATGCTGATGCCCCCAGATATTGCTGAACGATGGCCTTGTACACCTCAAGCTGAGCTTCTAGTTTGATGCAGCCTATGCACTTCTCCCGATCCGGTGCCCATTTGATTGCATGTTGATCGGCTTCTCCCATATCTTCATATATCACAATTGGCTCTTTCTCTTTATGCTGCTCAGCTTCATACTCATCTATCCATTTCTTCAGGGTGCCGTAGATGTGGTGAAAGTGCTTCGCCGTCCTATACAGATTCCACCCCTTCTTCTTCATGTGCTCGACGACGCTTCTCTGGTACTGCTTTGCCGCTGGCGTTGACTGCCCGTAATTTGGCTTTTTCATGCTACTCTCCCCCTATGTCGTTTAATCGCCCGTTCAGCCTTGCTTTGCTGGAACAACGCCAGCGCAACCAGGCCAGCCACACCAATCACGATGCCCACCACAACCCCTAGCGCGAATGTCAAGCCATTTCCTCCACACA